AAATCGCAAGGCAGTGCGGATATCCAGCGGGCAGGTCTTCCCAGACTTCGCAATGTGTGCGAGAGCAACTCATTTCTTCCACACCAACCACGTGACGCGGTGCTTCGGAGGATGAGGCGGGGCGAAGATTGCTCGCACCAGCACAGCTACCATCCAGAGCACACACCAGACCAGCACAGCGGAAAGGGCATAACCAATGAAGGCTGCGGGTCGTTTCATGCTTTATTGTACCACGACGTTAGGTTACAACACAGACCATTGAACGTTGGAGCCCGGAGCGGGGCGACGGCTGCCACACTTGGAGCAGTAGATGTCGGGTTCTCCCGACAATTGGACGAACGTATGCGAACAGTCGTTACGTGCCATTTCGATGTTGCACTCAACGCAGATGGGACGTTGGTTTACGTGCAGGTCGAAAAGCGTCTGTACGCGAATACCGCAGCCGGGGCATTCCCAGATGAAAAGTTCAGTCAATGTGCTCATTTCTTCTCCAGTCCCAGTCGCTTCATAGTTTCCTTGGTCCTACCGCAGTCGGCGCATGGCGACGGTCCACATTTACCGCTGCGACCTTCCTGTGGCTTATAGTCCCCGTAATTATGGCGGACGAGCCGAGCCAACTTGACGAGAGCTTCGTCGAAGGTTTTACCGCCGCAATCCAGCTTCCAGTCGTGGTAGTTGAGTTCGCCTGTATTCACGTCCCAATCAGCATTGATCTCTCCCGCCATGTAGCCGTACTCCACGGAACCAAACTCCAGCCAGCACTCAACGTTCACGTTCTTTTTGGGGTCGTTGGTGACTCGCTTACCATCGGTCTTGGCGTAGTGGACGCTGAGATTCTCGGTGATGGCGGGTACGGGCATGTGCCGCATGTACCAATAACATTTGCCGCTGCGATCTCGGGAGACGAGGAAGCCCGCCGCTTCCATCTTGTCCGCCCGTTTTGGCGTAATTGGATTACGGATCATCCGTTGGAACTTGGGGTGGTAGTAGAGAAACCACCAAGCGTCATAGGCGTTGCTGATTGTGTGATAGCGTTTCTTCATAATGGATACCATCTCTCTTCGAATTGCTCGATAGCCGCCGTCAGGCGCTCGATGAGGTCATGCTCTTCGTCCGTGACCTCTGCCTTGCCAGTCAGGGTAAACAGCCTCTCGATAGCGGCTTCGTTTTCTTCCTCAGTCAATATTACCATCAGTGCTTCCCTTTCATCTTCTTTCCCTGTGGGTTGATGATGACGCGGTGGTAGGTGCCGCAACATGGACACCCCCGCCGAATCACTTTTGGTCGCTTGGGATTTGATTGCATGGTTCGTCCTTGAGGAATTCCTCCAACGCCACTTCGACATCCGTAGGGTGCGTGCCCCACGGATCGGCGATCATGAGCCAGAACCGCAGGCCCAGCAAGTAGAATTCAAACTCCCAGTCTTGGCTATGGTTGTCGTACCCCAGCCTGATGTTGATGAGGTTGAAGTCCACCCAGCCGTATTGTTTGCGATGGGTGATCTCGTGCCATTGACCTGCCGAGAACCCCGCTGTCCAGTATTTGCTATACCCGAGCATTCTTCTTTACCTCCGTGCCCTTCTTGTTCTTCTTTTTAATACCGCTCGCGTTGCCCTTGGAGGCACGGGAGCCGTGGCATGAGTTGCGATAAACCTTCTTGCGGCGTGCTTCCTTAGGACGCATGGAGCAGAAGATACAGTCGGGACGATGCCCGTGGCGATTAGCGTGTGCATTGCCTGATCCCATGGCTCCCCCTTAGTCCCAGAGGGACTGGAAATGCTTTGCGAACAAAGCCAGCCCCTCCTCAAGAATAGCCTGATCCCGCGCTTCCAGAGCCCGCAGAGCGACGAAGTGATCGTCCTTGACCTTAGCCCATGCCTCGGGACTTACGCCCACAGGACGGCGGCTAGGGTAGGGACCGAGTTCCTTCTCGTAGATGCAGTCGTCGAGGCGGTTGCTTGCCTCGAACCCGGCGATCATCTTCTCCATGATGACATCCCAACGGGCAGTCGCGATTGCGAACGCCTCATCGGTGTAGTTGCCAGTCTCGTCGATGTACTCGGGACCTTCCGGGAACGCAGCCATGGGCACGCCGTGCTTGTGCTCCTTGAGGTAGCGGAGAGCCTGTGGCAGCCAGCCAGCGAGGTAGGAGTCTAGGCCCCAAGTGTCGCGTGGTGCCCAGCCTCGGGCTCCGCGCTGAATGAACCACTTGATGGCGTAGTAAGTGTTCTCGGGAAACTCACGGATGTGCTTGATTCCACGGCGAATAGTCCGGTACGCCGTTGTGTACCACGGGTCGGGGTTGTCGTAGAGAAAATCGGGGTCCCAAGGCACAGTACGAGCGTAGGTCTTGGGGGTGGGGATAGGGCGATTGCGGAGGAAGCAATCAAGCTTCCGCCAGATAGATACGGTCATGTCGAGGAGTTCCTTTGGTCTCCTAAAGCGTCCTTGACATGATGTTCTCCTCGGGGTGGTTAAATTTAATCGCCAATATTTATGATACTGGAAGTTGGGAAAATGTCAAACTTTTTCTTTCGAGCGATGCCAATGTTGCGACGATGCGATTCCGATTTGGGCTTGCCCTTGAGGGCTAAGCTTGTATTTCTACGGGCTTCCTCCGACTGTACGACGCCGAGGGCATTCTTCTTACCCATCATGGACTGCCTCGTTCTTTGACGAGTTGCCTCACTTATAACCCTGCGGTTTCTAGCTTCACTCAATTTTCTACGTGTTATCGTCGTAGGAATTCCGCCCTCGCCTCCGAGGGTGAGGTTGTAGCCGCATTCGGGATCATGAGAACGAAACAATTGGATAAACAGCTTCTCCTGAGCGTTTCGTTCTTCCTTGTCCTGTATGGGGAGAGTTAGAGCGTCCCATTCAAATGAATTTAGACCATATTTCCTGAGGGCATTGTGGAAATACGTCTTACTACCGCAGCGAAGGGCAAGACACTCATGTCGGTTACGTCGCCTTTCCAAAGGCCAAGTTGTCTGTCCGATGTATCGCTTAATTTTTCCATCGACAGCGTGAGAAGCTACGTAAATCATACATAATAATACTGAAAGTCGTGGAATAAAGAGAGGAGAATTTTGGGAGCCTCGGAGGGATTCGAACCCTCGACCTCGGCGTAAGTTCACCGCGTGCTGTCCGTTCGAGAACCTAGTTTCCCATATTCAGCTAACGTACTGAGGTTAAAGAACAAAACTGCTTCTTTTGCTCACAATTGCTGACCTGTGACTGGAGAATCACTGGGTCTTTTGTTCCGTCTGTCCGCCCACACCATCAAGGCTACACCACGAACAGGAGCGGATTTCCCTGCTCACAAAGTAGATACTTGAAGTCGGGGAAATTCGCAACAACTATTTTAACAAGAAAATAGCGGAAGTGGAGCGAGGGCCACTTCCGCCTAAGAGAGGTAATCAGCATCTCGCTTGATGGCTTACCGTGCCAGTCGGTTCTACCCTGAAGGGGCAGCCCATTAGAAGCTACGGCAGCAAGGTATGCTAAAGAGTTTGAAATTACGTCGATTGAGATCGGTGAGTGATCGGGGTCAATTTATCGTCAGGCGCATCATGACCACCGTCCACCAGCTTTCGCATCCTATCGAACCTACCATAAGCCCCATAGTACAGGTACGACAGGCGGTCGTTTATCCCCGGATGGTCTTGACCTTCCCACATACGTTCATTCCAAGGGACGGATACGGCGGTGCCCTGCGGTCCAATCTGCGGATGCCAAATGTGCAGGACTTGACCCGGCAGCGTCTTGTGCAGCCCGTACAGTGTGTCCATAGCCCGCATCGCGGCATGATCTTCCCCGCCCCAGCCACGGAACCGCCCGTCCCAGCCACCCACAGCCTCAAACGCTTCGCGGGGCATGATCTGAACCATGGCTCCGTACCAATGTCCCACCTTCGGGTCGGTGTCGCAGGCGAGAATGGAGGATGACGCCAATGGTTCGGAGAACGGAAATGGGCTCGCAGGATTGGATTGCAGGAGGTTGCGAGAGGCTTCCTCGGTTAAACGGTAGAATTGACGGTAGGGAACAAACCAGAGCTTTTTGTTTTTCTTGCGAGCAGTACGAATCTCTTCCGCACAGTAAAGAACCGAGTCCGCCGACATGTAGCCGTCAGCGTCGATAATGACAAACACATCACCCGTAGCTTTGGCTGCCGCATTGTTGACGGCAACGGCCTTCGAGAACAGTTGATCGGTCGGATCGTCGCCCATGACAATCTGTGCCCCGGGCAACTGGACCTTCCAATACCGCTTGAGCCATTCCGCGTTCTTTACCCGTGGATGCGTTGGATCGGTGCAACGGAACGGAATTAGGATGCTGATCCCCCGCCCCTTACGGGACAGCCGAGAAACGACCCAACTCACGATAGTCATAACAATCCTCTTTACCAAACCCACTACCCCAGTCATTTTAGTGCCTTTCCCAGTGCACGATAGGCGTCGTATACTGCAAACTTTACATCCTCCACGCGGAACCGCGAAACTTCCGTCATCTTGCCCGCTTCCCATTTCATCTGGATAGATGCGCTGTAATCGCGGAACTTGAAGTCTCCACCGTCTTTTTTCAAAGCGGAGCACATCTCCACGCGACGTGGTATCCCAAAGCCGTCAGCCACGATCATGCCGTGCAAGGACGAGGTTACGATTCTATGGCATCCGCCGATCTGCCGCACAACTTCCAGCGGATCATCGCTGGGGTTGATAGCCTTGATAATTGTGCCCGCAGGCATCAATTTTGCAAACCGAGCTACAAGCTCCCCATCCATGAAATGCGGAAGGATGCCTAAGTCCCACTGCTTCGGCTGAACACCAACCAACTCGTCCGCTAGTATCCCGGGGTCGCCCAGAGCGTAACTCCCCCCGATGCCCCGTGCCGACAACGGACCACGCAACGCCAGAATTTTCGACGAGATTTTCCCCATCTGCATGATCTGGAGGCGAGAGTCCTCATGCAATTTGCCCGAGCCAAGGATGTAGCCATCCCATAGCGGCGGGATGTGCTCTAAAACCGATCCAATGGATGCGATCTGTGAGTGCGAAATCGTATCCCATTCCACCTTGATGTCGGCAAAGTGCTCAAGTAAATATGGCGCTAACGCATCGCCGAAGTTCGGTACTTCCTTCCACCAGTAGGCTTTAACTGGTTCAGCCTTGAAGAACTGTTTGAGATTCACAGAGCCCCCTACTTCAGGGATGAGAAGAAGAGAAAGATTTGACGACTGGTGGGAGTGTGGGATTTTCCAATAAAAATGGGGCTCCGCAGAGCCCCACCTTAGACATTTTCACTTCTTTACTTATGCTTTGGTCCGAGTATGCACATCGCACTCAGGAAGTGGATCGGCTTGCAACTCTTCGATATCCTCGATGCTGTGTTTGTGCTCGGTCGGATCGTCGCAATACGGGCAACCAGCGTCCGCTGCGGTCGAAACGGCCTCGTTCTCGTTGCTTCCGTCAGACTCGGGATCAGCTACCGATGGGTCACCATCCAAGCCGTGGTCGGGGCAGGTTTTACTCATCGTGTTGGGGTAATCAGGACACGTGCACTCGGCTTCAACCGTGAGGGGAGCGGTTCCTTCGATGCCTGCTTGGGTGATCGGCACGGAAGCGTGAGTCATCGGCCCAACCTGAATCGGTTGACCCTGAGGCTGGTTCGGGACTGCCTCGTACATGAACACGAATTCCTTGGCGTCTTCGGCCTTCTCCACGCCTTCGGGGAGTTCCCACTTGATGAGGACGCGGTGATTCTCGAACTTGTCCATCGCAGCTTTGCTGACCGTGACCTTGTTGCCCTGCGCTTCGAGCAACGCGGCGGTGAGCACCGACAAACGGCTGTTCTGGGTGTAAAGTTCGCGAGCCTGATTGATGACCTGTCCCAGCGTTGTGTTGGGGTCTGTCTTCAGAGCTTCGAGTTGAGCTTCAAGCTCCTCGCAATATTTCTTGAGGCGGGGGAGGTACATCTTCGTGATGGCTTTGTTTCGTTTGCTGTTGCGTCCCATTAGTTGCTCCTTTGAACTTCACAGGTCTTCTCTTCCCATTGTTCGGCGTGAAAGAACGGCCAAACGCTGGGGAAAAACTGAATTTGCGACGTTACGAAGTAAATCCACTTGCCACACCGCAGATGAATGTGCGTCCAGCGGTACGGATTGTGCGATGCGGGAACGTCGATTCCGAACCTCCCGGGTTTGGGAAGTTTCTTGTACGTCTTCATCGACCACGGCTCACAGAATGAACAGGTGCAATACGATGAATGCCGACTGACTGAGAGCCACGTGCTGGCGTAAAGACCTTCAGACGTGACCACAACCTCCCCACTTGGAAGCGTAGTGCCCGTTTTGCCAAAGCCGCTACCGTATGGAGGATATACGCTCATTAAGCCCTCTGCCCGCAGCACTGGGGCACGTCTTTGCTGTAACAGGTAGCGCACATCGTGTGCGGCCCCTTGTTGGAATCTGAGAAGTGGACGCCGTTGTGCTTGCAGTATATGCGGCGGAACCACCACGTGTTGTGCCAGAAAAAGTAGTAAATGGGGAACCAAAAATCCCGACGCCAGTGAAATTCGCGGGGCGGCTTGGACTGGTACGCCTCGTACATTTTGCAGGGAATCTGATTGCAAATTTCACACATGCAGTTCCTACTTTATCACTTCTTCTTGGGAGTGGCAATCTTCTTCGGTGGTTGTGGCTGAGTGAGCGCGGCTCCCGCTGCCTGAGTCTTCGTCTTCTTGATCTTCTTGCCGAAGTTCGGGTTCTTGGTCTGCACGCGGGTCGCTGGATCGGTGATGTAGGCTTGTGAGTCGATGAGCGGCCCCTTACCCTGTTTAACCGCTGCTGCCGCTGCGGGATTGACGGTGGTCATCTTGGCTTCGCGAATCGGGTCAAGGTAGATTTCGAACCCTGCCGTGTCTTCATAGCTGATGTCCGTGGTCTTCTTAAACGTTTCGCCGTCGATGTAGAAAAACTCACCCTGCTTGATTGCCGAAAACTTTGCGCCCATGATGATCTCCTTACTCCCTAATACCGCATTTATGCGGATTTTTCTGCTAATTTCTTACGTTCAGCCCGTGCCTTGCGTGCCACAAAAATAAAACTATTCGTCACGATAAAAAGAAGACTACCGTCCGTATTATATAGAGTGGCAAAAATCCAGTCAAGAACGTGCATCACCTGTAACATCGGATTTTCGTATACCGCCCCAACTGGCGGGCGAAGGTTCCACTGCTCCCCCGAGTGCAGAGCTAAACACAAAGAACAACGCGCTCAGGAACGAAAACAGGCAAAAAGAGGTCGCGTCAGAACCCGAACTTGCCCAGTCTGTAATCTCGAATTTTCCTACGAAATCGCGCAAGGCAGAGATCGAAAATTTTGCTCTAAAACCTGCTATACCGCAAATACGGTGCGGTTGCAGAGGGAACGACCGAGGCACTATCCACCTTGCAGCACACCGAAGTGCGTCGGACTGGCAACCCGTGTAGGTTTGGGGTTGTGTGAAGCCTGTTATGGCCGACTTCGGCGAACAGGCAGCGTTGCCCGAAAAGGAGCAAAGCTGCGAAGGAAAAACAAAGAAGGTTACATCGTCATAATCGCCGAACACCCGTTGATCTCGTCTAATGGACGCCTTTATGAACATCGCAAGGTTGTTTTCGATAGAATAGGGGTCGGACCGCATCCCTGTTTCTGGTGTGCTCAACAGTTACAAGACTGGGACGAAATAGTCATCGACCATTTGAACGAAATTAAGGACGACAATCGTTTTGAGAACCTCGTAGTCTCCTGCAATCCATGTAATCGGGCGAGGGGTGCCTTGCTTCCTTTCATCAGGAGAATGCGTGATGAAGCCTTGCCCGTATTCATTGAGTGTGTAAAAGAACAGCGGCAGGTGTTCCATGTCTAGGCGTAAAGGAGCATTGTCTTGGGACGATTTTCCCCGCAGGAAGAACGAAGACGGACATCCGCTTTGTCGAAAATGCGGCACGGTCTTGACGGGTAAGAAAACCGCGTGGTGTGGCCCGAAATGCCTTAAAGATGTCAAGCTTATGGTTGATTGGAACTACATCAGAAGAACTATCCGGCGGCGGGATCATTATACGTGTGTGCTGTGCGGAAATCGAGGACGAGAAGTTGACCACATCGTCGAACTGGTGGACGGCGGAAGCTGGTGGGAGCCATCGAACTTGAGAACTTTATGCACCCCTTGCCACAAAACAAAAACGGCGAAGATGAGAAAAACCCGCGCTAAAACACATACTTCGCCAAGCAATCCGCAGTATTAGTCATGATATGGTGGGTGGGGGAACAATCGCCCACAGCGTCTCCAACGTCTTTATGTAGTATTCTGGCAGATGCCCAACGTGTGGATGCCCGATGCCGTGATATTCGAGGGCGTTCTGAACCGAACCGTGCTGTCCTTTACGCGCCATTGGTTTCTTTCTTTGCTACGCCCCAGAGGGCTGTAAGCCCTAGCATTTCCAGTTGATAGACGCCCTTCAGCTTGATGCGGTGATACTCAAGGGCTCCCTCGACCGATCCATGCTCCCCACGTGCGATGCTCAGGGCGGCACGCATGGCATCCTGCACGCGGGTCAGCGACGTGCGCTGCTTGTCGTCCTCGCGATATTCCTTTTGTAGCCGACGAAGGTGCTCATAGCGAGTCTGATTGTCACGGCGGCAGGCTACGGCATGAACCAAATTCCGTTGCCTCTCTGCTGTGGTCGTCCTGACCTCGGGGACACGGCGGCTAATCATGCAGTCCCGTGTGGGGCTATACTCAAGAATTCCCCAACCCTTCGGCCTCTCCGTCTCCGCGATCAATCCAGCGGGAGCCGCGAGCCAGCATAGGTCTGCTGGTGGTTCCCACTCCCACTTCTTGTCGCCGCGAAAATCGCCGCGTGAAGTCTTGACCTCGACGATCACGGTCATCATTCGGTTTAGGATGTTTGCTTCTACCTGCCAAGCGTCTTTCTCTTCCTGCGGTTTCTTCCATTTGGGCTTTCGGCGAATCAGCTTCAGGGTTTGCAGTTCGGTTTCAGTAGGGCACAAAACTCCCGCGATGTCAGCGATCCACCCATCCGCTACGCCGACTTCCGTTTCGACGGGCTTAACTCCGCGTTCGTCGAGCCAGAAACAGGACGCGGCGGTGATCTGTTTCGTGATCTCTGTCTTATTCTGGTCGTCGAAAAGGCTCATTCTTTTTCCATTGCTTCAATAGCGGCGACGGCCCGAGTGAGAATCTTGGTCGCACGTTCGAGCACATGTCGATAGCCCAACACATTGTAATGGTCTGACTCACAGGCTTCGAACACCCTGCGGATGGCTTTGCGTTCGTGCCGATACAAATCACTCACGCTGATTTCGAGAATCTTTTTCTGCTGAGCTTGTGTCAATCTCATTGGAGTACCCCATCAACCTCTATCAGTTCCCAAGTGATGCGCTCGGCATTCTCAAAACCAAAGTCAATAAGGAACCTCAACCCCTGCTGTTCCAAATATTTAGCGAAGGCAAGCTGAGCAGGCGTTGTCTGGTAGTCGGGGAAGCGAGCTAGGAATCTTTCAATCTCAGACATTGGTCTTCTCTCGCTCGGCCAAGTATTCTTCCGCCGCCGTGTGGAGCCTGCACAGATGACAGTTCGTCTTGTGCATGTCTTCGCCGATGTGGTACTCGTCCACCAACTCAATAAACCGAGGTGCCATTTGATCCAACAGGACAAAGGCTTGGACGACCCGCGTGAAGAAAAGACCCGCTTGTTCCTCGTCATCGTTCGCCGCCGCGATCTGGCGGGCAACTTTAAGGATGACTTCTTTCTGAACATCCTCAGCGTACTTCAGGGATTTGCCGACAATCTCGTCATTCGGATTGCAGGCGTCAATAAACTCCCCGTACACTATCTCGGGCGGGTTGTCGTCGAGGTTTGGCATTTCCACTCCTTGTACTTTTCAGGCAGGCATTTAGCACAAGGGCGGAACCCAGCAGCAATAGCCGTGGCTTCATCCTTGAAGAAAACCCTGTGTTTTACGTAGTGTCCTGCGGCGATGAAACGAAGAGCAGAAGGGCAGTCTAGTCTACCGTATATTTTGAGTTGCCTGTGCCCGCCCAGCTTCCCGGGTGTCTTGCTTGCTCGAATCCAGCCGTCCGCTCCCATCAGCAGAAACATGGGGTCCTCTCCACATAATACCCATTGTGCGGAGAAGTTTGGCGTCATCCATCGTGATTGTGCACTTGCGGGTGCAAACGGAGCATTGGCATTTGAAATCTAGGGCGTGGCGGGTGCGGGTATAGAAAAGGGGCTCATCTTCTTCATGACGAGAACGTGCGATATCGGGGTCGGCCCCGAATCCTCGGCAGTACAGTTCCCAGTAACGTGAATCGCCCCCACGGTTTGTACTACGGTGGGGGCGATCCTCGGGTTCAAAGTGTTGGTGCATTGATTCCCCCTTCAATGAAAAGGGAAGTCGGGTTACGCCTCGACGAGATCGTCGCACATCACCTTCGGCATTTCCTCGGACCTAGCCGACTCTTCATACGGCTCGTGAGTCGTCAGGTCTACAACAAGAGACCCGTCGTTGGGTGCCGCCGTCCAGTTGGCGTTGCCGCAACCGTCGAGCGCAAGCACGGTGCCTGCGTCAGGCAAGCCGCTGCCGCATGGAGTGGTCTGGGTGCCGCCGATCTGCACGTTACCGCTGTTGGTGAACGTGAAAGCATCCCCAGCGTTCGCCAGCGTGCAACTCACCGTGGGGCTTAGGCCGCTGCCATTGCTGGTGAGCAGGCTACCGCCTTGGAAATTGCCGCCATTGAGTCCGCCGTTGACGATACCAGTGCCGCCGCTGGTATTCGGCGTGTTGTAGCCGACCCAAGTAGGCGTAGTCGTGATCGTCCACTGACCGTTGTTCGGAACGTTGTAGGTGTACGGGGGATTCCAGACCCACTGCGGGTACGTGTAGACGTACTTGATGTTCTGGGGTGGTTGGGTCTTGTCGTTGACCGCCTTGAGGCTGCGATCCAGCATATCCAACCGAGCGACCTCGGATAGGAGTTCTTGATGGGTCAACTGGTTGCGGCTGAGAAACGACTGGCTAAGGCCCATACGAGGGCGAGTTTTGTGTACTTCGTCTGTCGCTGTTTCTTGATTTTGGGGGTAGTGGTCTTCTTTTTTGCCATGTGCATCTCCTAAACATGCATTTCGATAGTCGGAAAATGCATTTCTAGGTGTCTAATACTCGAAAATCGCTATTTGCACTCGGCATGAACGCATTTTTTCGTCCCGTCCTTGTAAAAGAAAACGAACAGGGGTACGTCGGCGCATATTCGGCGGCAGGTGTCGCATTTCTTGTCGGGGCTGAAGACGCGGCGGAAGGCGATGATTAGGTTGTCCATGCCACTATTATACCAACCGCATAACACGTTCAGGCAGGTTTCTGGGGGTCTGGCATTACTTTGGTTTGGGCAGTAAAAAGCCCCAGCCGAAGCTGGGGCTCGTTGAAAAGGTTAAGGTTAGTAACCGACTGCCGTCCATGCCACGGTCGAAACATCCGCACCGTTGTCGGAGTAAATCGTGAACGATGAACCCGAGATCGGGATGTAGTACAAATGGCCGGGGTTAATCGGAACACCCAAGTACGTTAGGTACACATAGTAGTTGTTCGCAAATGCGGATGCACCCGTCATCGTGACCGTCACCGAACTATTTGGGGGACTGCCATCAACCACGAGCGTAGCCGCTCCACTTGCGATATGGTTGTCACCATTCGACGCTGGTGAGCCCGAAGCTTCTGCCGCAGGATTTCCCGCTCCGTCGTAAAGGACTGGAACAGAAGCCGCAATAGTAGCTTCCACAGCTTCAGCGCGATCCGTTTCCACCAGAACAGCAGCCGCAGCGCCAGATGCGTCCGCACCAACTGATCCAGCGGTGAGAACGACAACGCCAGTCTGACCGTTGACGGACGCTACAGGATACGGAGGCGTAGCCGCCGAGAACAATCCTGTGGTTGCGTTGTAGCCCGTCAGAAACTCAATTGGTCCCGCTGGTGAGCCGCCCACAACTGGGGTGAACGTCTGAGCCATTGGCGGTGCTGCTGGGGGTGCCGAAACAATGGTGCCTGCGGCAGCGAGAGTGATAGCGGCAGCGGCGAGTGCGCGACCCTGAAGTGTCCCACCACCCAATGTGATCGACGCGACTGCAAGGATGTTACCTACTGTCGTGCTTGGGGTGATGGAGGTCCATGAAGACCCAACGACCCAGACCACATTTGCGGCCTGAGCGCCGTTGATGAGAGTAATCGACGTGCCACTTTCCTGCGTGACGGTCGAAGCGGTAGCGATGAACACGAACATGGCGTTCGGGTTGTCCTGACCGTCGAGAACGATGCTGGTAGCGATGTTGATGGAACTACCGCTCTTGTAAACACCTGCGTTGAACACGTTGGCAGCCGAACCATTACCCTGCGTTCCGAGGTCGGCTGTCGTGATTGCTGTCGAGGTCAAACCACCGAAGTAGGTGATCGCCGTGTTGAGGTCCGTCAATGCCTGAGAGGAAACTGGAGAACTGACCGACGTAGGTGGGGTCAAGGTCCAGCCAGCGGGCGTGATGGTCGTGCCGTTGATGTTCCCGCCGCTGATTACGGTGCCTGCGCCATCCGAGTTTGTGATTGTGGTGCCGAGCAAAGCGTACTGAGCAGCCGAGCCCAAATGCGGGGTTACGGGGGACGGTGCGGCACCAGCAAGAAGAAGGGCTAATGCAACGCCGGAATCCTGTATGTTGCCCGAGCCGTCATAAGTAACGACATCGCCCGCGACCGTGAGTCCTTGGTTTGTCGTTTGCACCTTGGAACCGTTACCCTCGCGACTGGCGAGTTGCGAGGTAGCGATGGTGCCAGTGATCTGCGAGAAGCTCCAAGTGGTCGGAAATGGCGGGGTGAACCCGAGGGTGACCGTACTGCCAACGACCGAGACTACCGAGATCACTTGGTTCGGATTCGGCACCGTGTTGGGCAGATTGAAGAGCAGGTTATTGCCCGCGACGGGCTGTGCCTGAACAGACACCTGTCCAGTGATCGCGCCTACGAATGTTAGCTGACCTTTGATGATAGTGGGTGTGTTTGCCATGATTGCCTGTGCTCCTTTAGAAGTACCTTACGTAAACGCTCACCAGACTCGAACTGGCTTGAAACTGAAATTGCTGATTCGACTGTGTAAATACCGAGGTCGGCAGTACCAAAAATTCCGTACCCGGATAAAGCTCCGTAGTGACTGGCACAACGTAATCGTCAACATCTGACGTGCGGGCCGTACAAGCATCGGGAGCCGAGAGAAGTGTGATCGTGGAATCTCCATCCGCATAAGCGCCCCAGTATGTCGATGGGGGCGACAAGGATGGCGGCTGAGCCAAATTGCCGACGAGGGCGATGTACGCCTGACCTGAGTAGTTGACCACCTGCCCCGGGAGATATTGCGTCGTGCCCGACCATGCGGGAGCGGTAGAGGCGGCAGCGCAATAGAAGGTCACCAAATCTCGCCCTGTGGTCAGGAAATAGTTGCCGTTCGCCACATCGCAGACAGTGTAAAGCGGGTTCAATCCCGTTGACGTACCTGTCGTCCCAAACGTGGGGCTGAGCGTGATCGGTGCGTTATTGATTACCTGCGTTCTCGCCATCGTGTCTCCTTAGTCGGTTCTCCGTGTTCGAGAACCCTCGCTTCGTGCAGCCATCACCGCGATTCCCTTGTCCATGCTGGTCAGAAGATCGACGGCTTTCTCGTTAGTCTTCTTCACAACCGCCATGTCCGCGACCATATTGGGGAAGCCAGTCGCCAGAGTATCGATCTGAGTGACGGCTTTCTGCCCCGCCGCCTGACGGTCATGCCGCTTGACGTACCAGTTGATGCCGCCCGCCGCTCCTCCAAGAAGAGCCAGAAGAACGGTGACATTCTCCGCGATCTGCAAAATGTCTTTAATCGGGCTCATAGTTCGCCTTACAGAACGGACTTCGCCCAGCTAAAGAGCGTATCGATTTTGGTGCCGATAGTGGGATACGCAATCCCAAATTTGACACCGCCGATGAACAACGCTGCCGCAAACGCGGCTTCAATAGCAATCTTGATTAGACTGAACATGTGAATGTCCCCCTAACAAGAAGGACGGTAGGCAGATTTTATTCGGAGAAACCAGCCGCCCAGAGGTAGAAGCGGGTTTCCCAAAGGAGGAGGCGTCTCAGGCGAGAGCACTGGGGGTAGGTGAGATCGTAGTGATTGACTAGCCAATATTCGGGCTGGCTCAGGAACACGTCTAGAATGATGAGGATGCGAGCGACTTCCTTCCTCCATCGAGGCCAAGGAAGCTTCTTTTTCTTGGGGTTGCCCGTGAAGGCTTCCGACTGGTGGGCGTGGTTATAGGTGAGGGCACGCCATAGACGCTCGCCCAACGGCATGTACCAGCCATAGGGCGGGCCGCTGCCTTTTGTGCTCGGGAACCATACCCACGAGTAGGGTTGCACGAGACCTAGCCCTTCCGAACGTCCTTGACCATGGCGATTAACTGCTCGTTCGTAAGTCCCACTTTATACCCCAGATCGACAACTTGACCCGCGTCGAGGCCGTCGAACCACTTCTGGAACATGGCGATCACGTCTTGTTTGGAGAGATTCAGGTCTTTCACCAATTGGTTCGGGGTGACCCAGCAGTGGCCCGCATGTCCCTTCGGCCAGTCGCAACCGAGGTCGCACGGGACTTCGCTCACCAGTTGCTTAAAGCCCGCGACATCCGACAGGCGCACGGTGTCCAGAACGCCGTCGTCCGTGTTGTAGCCCGTTCCCCACTTGCCGATGACGAAGAAAGCCTTGGTTTGGTAATAGTCGCCCGAGTTGAACTTGTTCATGATTTCAACAGGATCGATATTCCAGCAGCGGTCGCCGTCACGGGAATCCTCGCCGAGGTTCCTGAGCCATGGTGTTTCCTCTTGAACGCCGAGGCGGTTGGGACGGTCGCAGCGATGTTCTTTGCCGTCCTTAGTCACGATAATGACATTGCCGTCCGAGATGTTGCCCTGCACGAAGAACTCAGTGCCGTTGCGTTTGACTGTCTTTGATCCAAACATGCGATCCTCCACTTTGCCGATGATACCACGAGCAAAGAAAAAAGGCTAGTTCCAAGCCCGATTCGAACGGAACTCATTGGAACTAGCCATGATGAACAACGTTTCGGGAGGCATTACCTCCCATGCACTATAATAATACCATAGTCCGAGACTTTTAGGAACCACCCGCCAAGGTAAAGTTCACCTGAATGGTTGTTTGCACTTCGACAGGCGAACCATTGAGCAAGTACGGCTTGTAGCGCCACTGCTTAACGGCATCTATCGCGGCGGGGACGAGCATCGGGTGCCCGCTGGTGACCTTCAGGTTTTCGATGGTGCCATCCGTAGAGATCACAGCTTCGAGGTTCACGGAGCCCTGTATGCGGGCCTGACGTGCCAACGGGGGGTAGTTCGGCGTCACCTTACGGATCAACATTCCTTGTGACACGCCCGATGATACCCTCACGACCTTGGGTGGTGCGAGTTGCGGCACCGACTGCGGGACCGCGCTGATGATTGAGCCGATCACGCCGTTTGGCACCCCTCCCGGGACACCACCCGGGACGCCGCCAATCACGCCTTGAACAGTATTGACTGGCGGCGGGGCGGTATCCTCTACGATCTGCTGAATCTTCTTCGGGATACGGGTGGGCGTGCGTAGCTGCCCGTTCACGATGTCAGTCTGGACAACGTGCTGCACATGCACAACTGCGGCCGCTGGAGGGGGCGGCGGCAAGGGTGGGGGAGGGGCAACCAAGAACGTAAAGAGTTGAGCCTTGGGCAGTTCTTCGGTGTAGTACAGGGGAATCAACAGAGCTATGCCGAGGAGCACCGCTTCGATCAGGAATGCGACCGATGTGTACCGCCCACGCTTATCCTTCAGCTTACCGCCAGACTCTAATAGGCTGTCTTCGAACATGTGGCCCCCATAATCATTAGAACCCAAAGTCTTTGGATTTGTTCCCTTACGCCCTCTCGTGAGCAACATACGAGATTGCCAAACCGTCAGCACCATCGGCGGGAATGACTTCAAGGCTACTCACCCCAATGCAGTCTTCGAGTGGCACCGACAAGATGTAACCGTCTCCAGCCTCCACGGGTTTGCCGAACTTCTTGATGATCGCGGCTAAACGAAACTTAGGAATTGTTACGGTCTCAATCACTGATTCTCCCATTATACCACTTGCGCTGTTTTCCGTCGCCCTCGCTTACGCTTGGATTCTCCCACATCGTTGTTCTGGAAGCTCCGGGCCAACTCTTTCAGTCGCGTGCGGTGACGAGCGAAAAGGGTCTCACTGATGCCCAAAGAACGAGCAGCTTCGTGCTGGGACGATGCCTGCTGGATCGCATCCACCACGGGTGCCAACTCTGGGTCTTTCGCCTCGACGTAACGGCGGAACTCATTGGCGAGCAGGTAGTTTTCGTACTGCTGTGCCGTGCGTGCCGTGGCGTTGCTGAGGTAGTCTGAGTGCACATGGCAGTACGCATCGTCCACCACGTCGTACTCACCATTCTCATGGCTGGGATCAACGTTCGTCACGATGGTGACGTTGCCCTGCCGACAGATTGGGTTCTTGTTGCGCTTCGAGTACACGGTGTTGAACTTGTTCGTGAGGCACATGTTGACGTAGGAGCGGAATCGACGCTCGGATGCCCCATACTGGCTAATCGGGTTGAACGTCTCAATCACGTCCGTGCAGCCATTCACGCGGTCATTCGCACCCGGCTTGCGGTGCTTGCTGGTCTGCGGCAGGTACTTCATGTGGATGATAAGGTCCTGCGTCCAGTCTTCGACATCCTCATCCACTACGAAGCGGGCGAGACGTTTCTTCACCCAATTGCGGATGTAGTTCGGGTAGCGTTCGTAGAATTCGAGGAAGTCTTTCGGGACACGGAACCCATCATCGCCGATGTGGTGCCCGGTGCGTGGATCATACTGAATCTTGTCGTACTGGCTGTCGGGTTTGGAGGGCGGGGGTGTGGTGACGGGAATCACGTCCATCGGCATTGTGCGGCGGACGTGCCACACGCCATCGACCTCTTCACCAATGGCGATGAGGGTTTGGATGAGTTCGTATTGCCACTTGTCGCCGCATTCCTGCGGTAGTCGTTCCTGTGCGAGGGTGAAGAGTTGGTCGATTCGTTTAGGGCCTTGAAAGAGGGCTACAGCTAAGAGATTGCCAAATTTGAGGGAAGAAAATGCGAATGCAGTGGTCTCTAACGGAACCATTAGTTCTCCAGCAACTTTCGAAGATACTGAACCCCACAGGAATTCAGCGAGTGCCTCCCACTGTAGGCACGTTAACCCTTTAGTACATAGGGCATATCTAGTTTATACACCAAGGCTTGGGTTTTATCAAGTGGAAGTTACGAGCGTCACTACTCAGCTTTCTTTTCGATGCCGTTGGGTGCAACGACGATGCTTATTTTTCCGACTTTTTCTTTCAGTCGTCGCCGCAACTCGGGCTTCGAGTGGGCTTCAAACGTCTGTTGGAACCGATCAAGGGTGTTCTCCAACGCCGTCCTGCTGGCTGTGATTGGATCGAAATACGTTAGATCGAGTGCGGTCTTTTCAACAGCCATAGCTATCTCCTTATGCCTTCTCGTTTTTATCACTCACCACATCAATCAACTGTTCCACGACTCGCTGGAAGCCATTCATGATGGTCATCTGGTTCTGAGCGAGGAGCTTTTGCTCGCCACTCATTTCACGGATCAGTTGAAGTTGTTCGGAGTGTAATTCGGATTGGTGGTGCATCGCCTCAGCGAGTTGATGGACGCTTACGGCGAGTTCTCTTTGGGCGGTCACCTGACCTTCGAGGGTTTCTTTGAGTTCGGTGTTGCTGTCGGCTATCAACTTCAGCCGTTCTTCGGACGCTACTGCTCGATCTTCTACCTTGGTAAGGAACCGAGTAGCCTTATAGACCCCAATTATGACTGTTGGCCACCCAACCAGCGGAAGGTGAGCAATAACCCAGTCCCACGGAGTGGGCACGGGTACGGGCGCTGTGGCGGCTTGTAGAAGTGCGATCAGCATTAAGACCTCGCGTCTGCTTTGATTTTGTCTGCGGCTACGACTGCATCGGCCTTGATTTTGGCTGCGGCAAGCACGGAATCAGCTAACATCAGGGCGGCGGCTTTGAGAGCGTCCGCCTGAATCTCGGCTTTAATCTTGCTGGGCATCGCCGTCACGCGCATGTGCTGGTAAATGCTGACCACCAGTGCGATGACCGATGTGCCTGCGATGATGGCGTTTATGTAATCCACACGTCTCCCCGAGTAGTTTTGTCCCTACCTAAGAGTCCGAAAGTGGGTAAATAAATGGCAAAACTTGCCCTAACGTCCTCGTCGGCCTCTAGCAACCCTGTGGCTGCCGCCGCCAAACTTGAACTTGCTCATCTGGTACGCCCGTTCACTCGCCTTTAAGTCGCTCATACTCATGGCGTCTATGTTGAGGATCGATCTCTTCGGAAGTGCTTGCTGACGCTGCATGATGAGGCTCTGCCCCGTGGGGTCCATCTTGAGGTGACCCTCGTCTATCAACCACGTCTGAACCTGCATAGCGACGAGCATGACCGCATCTACCATGTCGTCGTGGGCTCCCTTTTCCAGAGGAGCATGGACGCGGATACGGTATTTGGCAACCACGTCGGTCTCAACCATTTTGATTTCATGGATGAACTTGGGCACATACGGAAAGTTGGCGGTGTGGTCGTTGATGAACGAGCGCAACGCATACGCCATTTCCGAGTTGATGGCAGGTGTGAGGTTCACCAACTCCATGTTGTTGATTTCATTCTGTTCCAGCAAGGTGATAAGCTGACGACCTGCGTGTTGATCGGTTGAGCCTTTGTAGCATGGGAGGATTTTGTTCATCTCCTTCAACCAGAGCAGAATGTCCTTCACGGGTAGGAGTTGAAAATCCGTGTATTTCATACCCTCAGGCGTCGAGACGGTGACGCCGGGACCTTCGAAAAGTTCTCCCGCGATCATGCGGTCGATGTAGTCGAACACCAAATGAAAACCATGCGTCAACCCGGGCGTCGGATTAGTCGATTGACGAACCTCAAGATGTCCAATCGCCAACGCGCAACCATCGGGTCGGCTGTTATCAGGATCGGTGACGTTCACGCCGCCAAGATCAAGACCCCAGAAGTAGTTGTAGCCCACCTGATCTCCGTTGAATCGCACGCAGTTTTGACGAACGATTGCTCCCGGTGCGGGCGCAAGAACGCCGAATGTGGGTTCGGTTTTGACATCCCACGCGGTGACATCCGTGCAGGTCATGATGTCGATGGATCGAACGAACGATTCCGTAGATTCCAAGAATTGTCCGCCGTACTCAGCCTTAAACGTGAGGGGGTTTTTACGAGCCTTATCACGCAAGAACCCGGCCTTGAGCTTGGGGTTCATTTCCGCCGATGAGCAACTGAGGGCGAACGTCGGGTTGTCCTCGTTGATGCCGTCCTCCATCGCCATGCGGTAGAGATCGTACATCATACCGACTTTCTTCAGTGGCGACGAGATGCTCAGAATCAGTGAGTCCTGAACTTCAACCTTGCCTTCTGTACCAACTGGTTCCGCGTGCTTAAAATCGCCAGCTTGGTGAAAGTCGGCTTCATGGAGCACGGGAGGGGCGGTGATTTCTTCGTGGTGGAAGTCGCCAGCGGCAGGCGTAGCGGCTACGTACATGTCTTCAGACGTGGAGCCTACTTCGGAACGGAAGTGGGCAAACTCGTCAAGGGCGAGGAAGAGGGACGAAGGACCACGGACGGCGTTCGTGGTGCAGGGCAGCGATACGACTTGAATAGACGGCTTGGCATCGACCTTATGGTGACGATCAGCTTCGCAAGTAAACGTCAGGTTCTTGGCGTTGCTGTCCTTGATGTAGGTGTGGAACCACGTGGCACGGGTGACAGCGGCCTGAAGCTTTTGGAACAATCGACCCGCACCTGTTTCGTCCTGTGCAAGAAAGGTGAAGTCGATCTTGGAACCCTCAGCCAAGCCGAAGAATTTCTGCGGCGAGTTGATGCACAAAGTGAGGTAGAGTTTGTAGGCGGCGATGGCGGCGACGACTTCGGACTTACCACCACGACGACCGCAGAAGATGACGCCTTCGTTGAATCCTCTTTGTGGTATGTCCCGCCAGTCTCCGACGTTGCAGCGACCCTCTTCGTGAACGATGTGGAGATACTCTTCTTCCGTAACCGTGCGGAGTAGCTCATCACGGAAGGGATTCCACATCTCCACCATTCCCCAGTTGTCGATGGAGTCTGCCCACTTGGGGCGGTAGTCAAAGGGAACGGCGAAAAGTGCTTTGACAAGAACACGCTGAACAGGACGCAGAACGAGACCTGTCCCACCCGGGCCTTCAATGAAGTCAATGGCATTGATCTTCTTTGTCGCGTCAGGCAGGAGATTGTCTGCGAGCTTTGTCCAAGTTGTACTTTTGACTTTCTTGTCAGCCATGTTGCTCCCTATAAAAGGGTTACGTATTAGGAGGATTTGGAGAGGTTATTCGCCGCGTTCGAAGGCGCAACCCTCACAATCAGGCGGGCAGGGAGTGGGCACGTAGCAATCGTCGCAGACGAAGTGTGAGGTGAAGTCTTCGCCGAAAAGTTCGGCCATGATTTGGAGCTTCTTCACGAGGTCTTCTTCGAGGGGTTTACCGCAGTTGATACAGTTCATAAGAAAAACCGGGGGCGGCTGCGTAGTGGAGAGAACCGCCCCCTAAAACGGCACCCACGCATGGTAGGGCCGCACTTGGAACCCGCGACGGGACTTACACCCGCAACCCCTTCGTTTAGAATGAAGTGCTCTGCAATTGAGCTACGCGAGTAAACTCTGTGTCACGACAATATCCGATATATCGGGCTGGCTGACCACACTTGTGTTCGTAAGTAGCCCAGCATTCTCCGTCCTCGCCCTTAAACGTGAGGACCTTGCCGTGTTGCAGCAAGTCGAAGAACGTCATGCAATTATCACAGAAGAACCCCCACGTGTTGAAATCCCACGGAGTGGGGCTCGGATCAATCGGCAGCGTTGCTAGGCGTCGGTAACTTCGATGTCCTACTCCTCCGCACATGGTTATTCCGATCTCCGAAACACGGGACGCTGAGCCTTGTCTGCGCGGCGTACTGTTACCCTGCGAGGCCCGCCTTTGATCCCAATATCTTGCCGCTCTTCGTCTTCTGGAAGATGCTTCTCTTGGAACACATCCCAAGGGTCGTTCTCGTTGACTTCACTGATGATTTCGCTACTCATTACAGTACCGTTGTGTCTACTTCAGCGTCGATGTAGTCCATTATCGCCCCCTTCGATTTAATACTGGGTTTCTTAGATCAGCCCGAACGAATCTTACTCGGCCCTGACCGCCGCCCGCTTGAGCGGATGGGGTTTCAAGCCAATCATCCCACTCATCTTGGTCGCACTCAATGAGATCAATCGTGTCCTTCCAGCCATCTTTACCGAGACCTTTGGCGAGAACACGACCTGATTTCGACGAGGTTTTGACCCCGATCTTCATGCTTCCTTCATGTATTCTAACACTTTTTCTAGCTCAGCGACAGTGGCGTTCCCCTTGATATCATTTGCCCGCCACGAGATCACTCGAATGTTATCTGAGGTGTATCCCTTAGAGTTATCCTTCCTATCCAGACTCGGAGAGTTGTTTTTCCCCTTTGATCTCACGACAAGCGGGATACCCAAAACGGGGCAAACTTTCGGAATTACTATATCCTTTGCATCAAGAGCGAATTCAATTCCCAAACGACGGGCTCGGGCACGGGCGTTGAGCAGCATTTGACGTGTTGGATCATCGATGTGCCACTGCTTGAGACAGTCGATACAGTATGCCTGTAACCCATCCTTGTTCGTGTTTGCCTTGGAAAAAGCAACGCTCGGCTTTTCCTTTTCACAGTACACGCAAATTTTGGACTTGGTTTCAACATACGCATCGTGCGTGCTCCAATATGCACGATACTTGTTATGCCACTCACTCATGTACTGCTGACGAGTTTTACCTTTATACTGCGGTAGGCTACTCATAGATATGCCCCTACACTATGAATACTGAAGTTGAAGAACTTCGGTAGCCGTTATTCCTTCGTGCCGCAAATAAAGCTATATGTCGCGATCAAGCTCTCAGTGTCGATGTCGTCGATACGGACGAAAACTTCGTACACGTAGCCGCCCTCTTCACCTTCGTGCCACACCGCACCCTGAGCCGAGGAGCTATTGATGGCGTCCTTGATCTCGCTGTCGGTGAGCTTGTTCATCAGGTACTTCACACGGCTCGCCTGATTGTAGATGTTGAAGCTCGACAGACCTTGCGGCTGTTCGACCTGAGCCAGTTGAATCTCACCCTTGCCCGGAACTTGGTTCAGCATCGGACGATAGGTGACCTTGAACAACGCCACGAGAGTAGCCGCGATCTCACCGCAAACGTACTGAAGGAAGATCGAGAACTGCTTGGCTTCGTCGGCACCTGCCGTCTTGCCCAGCTTGAGACTCTTCAGGAACTTGAACGCCGAACCCGGACGGGCGAATCCACCTGCGGCCTTGGTGCTTGCGAATGCCGCACCCGGGACGCCCTCTTGCTGACCGTAAAACTCGTCCGTGAACATCATACCACGGATGTCGTTTTCCTTGCGGAGCGGGGCCCCTTCGAGCACTTCAGTCTTGCCGTCACGACCGATACCTGCGGCAGCGGCGGGGCTGGTGCTGACGTAAGCGATGATGGTTGTATCCATAGCGCCTTCGAGAGCGGCTGCAAGAGCCATCTCTTCTGGAACCTCTTCCCCGTCACCAACGATGTCAGGATACTGCATTGGGGTGTTGGTCTGGTTTGGATAGTCCACGAGTTCATGTTGCATCTCGGGGGCAACCTCACGAAGTACCTGACCCGGGAAGAAGAAATTGAAGCCTGCTTCCTTTTCGATCTCTTCTGGGGTCTTAGCCGCACCTTCCCCACCATTCTTGGTCGGGAGGGCGTGCTGCGGGTAGTTGTCTTTGGCTTCCTGAATGTGTTCGGCACACCACGGAGAATTACCCGTGGTCGGCTGTCCACAGCGGGCATCGCCAGCACCCATTCCGTATTCGGTCTGCCAGTCGCAACCAGCAGCGGCCTTCTTATCGTTTGCTTTCACAGCCTTACCTCCTGCTTCGTCCCAGCGTAAACCGTGCCTAGCTAAGATTTCCAAAGCTTGTTCTTTGTCAGGTCCCCCCATGACGCCCAGCATAGCGGGGTTCATTTTGAGAGAGTCGATTGCGATGCGAAGCTGATGTTTGTCACCCACGCTCATAGCGGCGACTCTTGCTAATACTGCCGTTGCTGTCCTGAGTGATTCCATCTTCATCCCCACACCTTCCATGAATTTGTCGTCTTCCTTGTTTGTCTTCGGGTACTTGTCTGGGTTCTCCGCACGCTCGGACTCCATCTCCGCAGAGGCGATCTCCTCCCAGTTAACTTCACCCGCTGGCTGCTCCCAGTCACTCTGCCCACCCGCGTCGTACCACATGTTCGTCAGGTTATCGACGAAATCACGGGCCTTGTCGCCGCTTGGCGCTTTAACCACGCCTTCGAGTTGCTCACGCTCGTGCTTACCACGCTCGCCCCGAGCATTGTCGGCGTTCTCCGCGTAGAACTTCTTGCTCTGGTCGCCGAACTTCTTGAAGAACTTCGCAAGCTGACCCGCCAACATCTTCGGAGTCTTCTTGTTCTTCAGGGCACTGCGGACCAAATTGTGCAGCGTCGTAAGTCCCGCCGAATCATTGTTAATCATCAGAGCGGTGTGCCCTGTGATCCAATCATCGTAGCCGAAATAATCAGCCGCCAGCTTAGCCAAGGTCATCATACTGGCTCCCTTGGAAGGCTCCCACTTTACGGTGCAACCCGGTGGGCAATCCGCTGGGTCCTGTAGCCGACCCTCATACGTCCCATCCGCAGCATACGCCACTGGAACCATCGGCACCTCTGGCTTCGGTGGCACTGGCACGGGTGGTTGACCCTTCATCTGGCGGCTACGATTCTGAGAGATAATCTGGTTGCGCTCCTGTACCAACTTCTGGTACTCCGCGTATGATGTTGCGGCGATCTTCGCGGAAGCGTGCTGCGTCATGTACCGCTTGTAATCGTTCGGCTGCTTTTCCTTGCCTGCCCAATAAGCATCCGCATCCGCCAACCCTTCCGACCGCTGGCGGCGAAGTGCCTGACTGTTCGGGTCCTGCTTCGTCTCGGACGGTGGGTGCTGAATGGTCTGTTTCTGGTACGGCTGCATTTTCCACAAATACTTTTCAACGAGCTTGTTGACAGCCGCTTCGGGCTTTGGAATCGCGGCATACTCTTTACGGAAACTGTCCGCATCCGCCCCACGAAGGACGTACTCACGCCCGTTCATGCTCAGCAGCATGTGGAACCCTTGCTCGTCCTGACCTTGTGCCACGCTAATCGCAGCGGTGCGGATCATGTGCAGGTATTCCTGTCCTGCTTTCTTGACCTCATCAATCGTCAGGAAGCTACCCTTCTTGAGGAAGGCTGCTTTAACTTCGTGATACGAGGCGAACTTTCCCTTGCCATACTTCCCGCTCAGGATGTCATCAAGCTGCTGTTCCGTGATCTTGAAGTGCTCCATGCAGGATTTACGCCCCATGCCGGATGTGTACTGACCACGAACACGGGCAACCGTGTCAGGATCGGGGGCACCCTCTTCGGAGTGCTTCTCAAAATTCGGGGTTGCCGACAAGTTCGTACCGCCGAACATACCGTTGGCTGAGGTGTTTTCCCTTGGGTGCTGCTTCTCACCACCGATGGGTTGCTCTTTCTGACCTGCTTCAACACGAACTGGGGCGACCTGCCCATTAACTATGCGGAGTTGTGCGGTAGCCTCGGCAGCTTGCACTGCTTCCTCTTGCGTAGCACGCATACCCGAAGGCCGACCATCTTCGAAAATCCACCAGCCTGTCTTCGGACCACGGGAGTCGTTTACGGTCGTGTGCTTTACAACGAACTCTCGGGCAGCCTGTTTCTTGCCCGCAACGTTGATGATGATTTGAGTTCCCGGCTTGGCGGTAACTTCGGTCGCGCCTGCGGTGTCCTTGACTTCTTTGTCACCGTAAGGACCGTCGCCACGAGCCTCCATCTCTTCTTCTTTTTCTCCGATGGTCTTACCGATTTCCATCTCGGCTTGAGCTTCAATGGCATCCTTGACGGCAGAGACGTTCTGACGTTCAGGCGGACGGATTTCACCGTCGATTACGCCAACTCCGCTTTCGCTGTGGGAATTCTCAACCAACTCATCGTGGCTCGGTCCAGCTTCCGCCGCTGCGGGGGTCGCCGTTTCGAGCTTCTGAGACAGATCATTGTCGCTGTGCATGATGTCCGCCGCCATACGAGCGGCAGCGGCGTGCAAGTCATCGATCTTAATGGGCATCTTCCTTCTCCACAACCAAGTCCGCTAGATCGCCGATACCGAGATCGATTGGACGCTCTTCATCTTCTTCGTCACCGTAGCCCGCACATGCTGTTTTGTCATCTGAGGCCTGATGTGCATTCAACGCATCCACACCGAGTTCGGCAACGAGTTCCAGTGTGTTCTGGAGTTCATCCACGTTGTCGCCTGATTCGTACAGTTCGCCGTCTACGTATACTTCGTAGCCATCGGTGTACGTCAGGACTTCGACACGGCTATCGCCGAGCATGAAATGCCCCGGTTCGCCCTCGTCGCTCCAACCCATACCTACCAGCGTCTCGACATACGGGAATTCCCCGACTTCGGCTGGCATTCCTGCGGCAGCTTCTTTCGTGTCGTCTGCTGCGTCTTCGTGTGGAGGCTGTGGCTCCTGAGGCTCCACAGGCGCGTCACCGCGTAGCTCGGGCTTATCATTGCCCTTTAACTGATCGTCTTGTCCTTCAGGCTTCGTTGCCAAAGGCTTACCCTTTGACTGGTTGCCCTGTGGTTCTGCCAAGTCACCTTGTTGACGATTGTCGCTGTCAACTCCCGGAGAAACGGCATCCGCTGCCTGTTCAGGGTTGCGCGGAGTTCCACGTCCACCCCCGCCGCCTCCACCGCCGCCAGAGCCTTCGCCCGTGCCGCCAGTTCCATCAGAACCCGGCCCATCGCCGCCCGGACCCGAACCGCTATCCGTATCGACGGTAGATGCACCGCCCGTGCCGCCGTTGTAGATGATGATGGTCGGGGTTTTAGGTTGTGCCCCACCAGCAGGTTGACCAGCAGCTTGTACGCTGCCGTCTTCACCGCCGCCTTCGTCACCACCCGCTGAGTTTGTGCTCGTTGGTGCAATGCTCACAGTTCCACCCGTGCCAGCCCCGCCTGTTCCCGTGCTAGTCGCGGCACCGCCTGTGCCAGCCCCGCCTGTACCTGCACCACCCATGCCGCTACCTACGCCGCCAGTTGATGCACCACCCGGACTTGAACCGCCAGTTTCAGTCGATGTTTCGTTACCAGAAGTTTCCGAGGTTCCATTACCACCTGCACCATCTGCTGGCGCTGCTACGGCTGGTGCCGCCGCTGGAACCGCCGCCGCTGCGGGTGCTGCTGGTGCTGCCGCTGGTGCTTCAGCCTTCGCGGGAGGAGTAACGGCGGGCTTGTTCTTGCCCTTCGTCTCATCAGGCTTCTTCGAATCCGCAGGCTTTGCAGCTTCGGCTGGTTCGTCAGCTTCAGCGTCATCGGGCTTCTTCGAATCAACGGACTGATCTTCCGCCGCATCATCGTCATCGGCTGCGGTTATCGTCCAGTCACTAGCCAATTTTCCAAATTTGGCCGAGGCTACCGCTATGAACTTCCCCGCTTGTGTGAGATCGCTAAAGGCAGCTTCACGGTGCTGTCCATTGAACGTGAATCCCACCTTAGCGTTCTTGCGTGCCGCTTCGGGAACCGAAACCGTAGGCTGCTTAATGTCGGCGTCCACCCCGTCAGGGCTTTCCGTGTTCGACTTAGCCTCAGAGATGTCCCCCGAGATGTCAGCCGCCTTGCGACGTGTCAGTTCACGAGCATCGCGCTGACGCTGATCTTCCAGACGTTTCGCCCGCTCTTCCTTGGTTTCTTCCGCCACATCAGCGTTCTTTCTCTTACCAGCTTCGCCTACCGATTCGGTCGGCTGCTTGATGTCCTGATCCACGGTGTCTGGGCTGTCAACCTCGGAATGCGCTTCCGAGAAATCGCCCGAGACATCCGCACCCTGCTTCGCTTCACCCTTCGACCATGTAGCCAACGGGTTCTTGTAGGTGCCGTCGTTGCGATAAACCGCAGCTTCGGATGGGTCGAAATGACCCACCAAATGCTCGTTGTGCCCGCCCGGTTCCATGCTCTTCAAGAGAGCTTCCATGTACCGTGCGAGGTTCGCTTGGTTTGGCTGGCCCGCACCACGCTGTTGTCCGTAACCGCTCACGTTCCATGCGGCATCGGTCGAACCCGGAATACGAATGACGTACTTCGGTGTGGTGGAACGTCCCGCCGATTTTTCCTCTCCGAAGTAAGATGCAAAATCATCTTCGGCGTAGTCTGCCGTCTTCCCCTCATCGAAGTAGGTTTCGAGATCGCCCTCGGCGTAATCCGCCGTCTTTCCTTCGTCGAAGTAAGTTTCAAGGTCGCCCTCGGCATAGTCCGCAGTCTTAGACGCCAGAATCGCGTCATCGAAGTCTGGAGCCATCTGCTCTTCCAAGGTGACGAACTGAGTGTTGTCTCCGTAAGGAACGTCGCTGTCTTCGAAGTGACCAACCTCATCACGACAATCACCGTTCCAACCGAGACCGAGCCTTTCGGAAGTCTCCAAGGACGGGTGCACGCCGCCGCAGGCTCCGCACTCATAGAACACAGCGGGGGCTGCTGTTGCGGCTTCTTCCGCCTGCTCCATTACTGCATCGGTGTCGTCAGCGAGGATAGCATCGAGCCCACCAAAATGCTCATCGTTTTCGTCGTAACCGTTGTCGAAGTCAGGTTCCGCAGAACAACACGGATCATCGGCGTCAACGTCCATGCCGCATTCGCCGCAACGACGCTGCTTTACCCAATCCTGTCGGTCAGCATCCCAGCGGGAATTCTGGTTTGGGCAGCCTGTCTCGTGAGTCGCCGTGCCATTGATGCTCAACATCTCGCACTGATCGCAACGGACACGCTGTCTGGCAGGACGGGCACCGGGCCGAGCAGCCGTTTTGGACTCCTCTTCCTTCGGCTCTTCCTCAGACTCTTCGGACTCGTCCTTCTTCTCGGACTTACCCTTGCTGCGGTTCTTCGCCCATTCGGACTGGGAACCACCCTCGGACTTCTTTTCGGACTTTGTTTCACCGCTGTCCGCCGACGCTCCACCATCGCCCGTGCTGGGCTCGTCCTCTTCGGACTTGGTGGTGTCGTTCTCAAGAGCCTCTTCAACCTTTACGGTCGGCTCTTCCTGATCGCCCTTGACCTGCTCAGGAACGTCGCTTCTCGAATCCGCGCCCATCTCTGGAGCCTCGATCTCGTGCTCCCCTGTGGTGGACTTTTCGTTGTCCTCACTCTCGCCCGGGAGTCTGATCTCGGGTGCTGGCCCCATGTCTTCCATCGTCTCAGACCAAATGTCTTCGATGTCCTGAGGAACGTCGGCAAACTTTTTACGCTGAGAGGAATACTTGCGAGCCATCTCGTCTTCGCGCTTCTGTGCCGCCGTTCTGGAGTGCTGCGAACGAGCGTCATAATCTTCACTATGCACCCCGCCGCCGATCAAGCTGGCGATGTATGATGCATCATTTTGCGAGGCGGTCTTCTTGGAAGCCATCTTCGAGCCAGCCTTTGCAGGCCCGCCCTTCTGTCCGTAACCACGCGAACTCGGGTCTTCTGCCCCCATCTGATAGATCATGTCGTCGTCACCGACGTACAGATCAACGCTACCCCATTTCTTGGCGGCTTCAGTCAAACCATCGCCCGTTGTCGGATAATCGCCATCCCAGTAGCCCGCACCATGACCGCAGCGGGTGAGCCAGAAATCATGACCTTGACGCTCGGCGTCCTGACCATCTTGTTCGGATGCCGCAGCCAGAAGCTCTTGATTCTCCGCTTGGAAGCCCGCGCAATCTTCGGTCATTGCCTGCAAGCAGGACGGTGCGAGATCGAGGATATCGTAGTTTGAATCCAACGGCTCACCGCCGCTGGGGTCAGATTCATCATTCGAAGACCATAGAGCGGTTATAATGTACTGGCTAGTGAAGTCATCGAGATTGGCTGCAACCTTCTTGGCGGAACCTACCCACAGGGAGGAAGCCTGCTTCACACCCAGTCCGCCCCACTTGGCGGCGTCAAATGATGCATTGTGATCCTTCAGGGCATCCTGACCCTGACGGGCTTGACTGACATTTTTCTTCAAATGTTCCTTTACTTTGTCGGGGGTCTCATCCATCAAACCGTTGCCGACCTGCTTGGAATAGCCGCTCGACAGATCATCTGCCGTCGCTTTATTCCAACCACCGCCGATTGCCTCGGGGTAATTGCCGCTGTAGTCTACGGCAGTTTTATCAGCCGAGCCTTTCTTATCAAATTGAGCCTTAACTTCACCAGCCCACGAGCCCGGGTTCTTTTCCTCGTATTTTTGGATTGCTTCCTTTATGGAACTAGCCCATGTCGTGCTTGCGACATACTTGCCGCTAACGAAGATATCGATCTTCCGAAAATCGCGACGGTCGCCATACGCTGCTGACTTGCTGACCTTTGGCACTCTCTCGTGGTGGTAGCTTATGAGAAGCTCGCTAAGGGCCTTTGCCCCATCTCCCTTACCGCCTGTGTGCATCCAGCTTCCGTTTGGGTATAGAACAGCGGTAGTTCCGATAGGACTCTTCCAAAAGGAAGTTCCGTCTGGCTTGGAATTAAATTGGGTATAACCGTGTTTCTCCACGACCGCAGCGTTTTCAGTTTGAGCCTTACCAGCGGAAGCAGGGTAGTAACTGCTTGCGGCGGACTTACGCTCTTCCTCTGGACGGCGGGGTACACCAGTCTCGTCGAGAGCGATACCAATCGGTGCGCTGTTGATGACAACCTTTGGCGTGTCCTTCTCATCCTTGTAGCCTTCGGTGCGCTGGTTGGCTTCGTCATGGGCTTCAGTACCCGGACCAACGTTTGTAATCGGGGTCTCGAATACCGCAGTGGCGGACGACGTGATTGTTGTGGTGACCTGTTCTCCGTCCTTTTCGGCAAGCTCGACCGCGAGCAAGCCCTGTTTGGACTTCGGAACCTTCAGCATCTCGATGGCTTTCAACTTCGCCCCATAGAGGGAGTCGGCTTGAATCTCAATGCGCTTGCCGCCGTAGAACGCGATGTAGCCATGAGCAACCTTGGCGGAACCCTTCTTGGATGAGAGACGTGGAACCATTTCACCCTTTGTCGGAGCCTTACCCTCGGAAGCATCCTCAACGCCCTTGGAATCGTTTGGCAAGAGGCTGTTGCGGAGAGCCGTGTCCAAAGATTCGAACACGTCCATCTCCTGCGGCTCTAGTACGGCCTTGGTGACTTCTTCGGCGGTCTTGATGGTTAGCCCAAGGCGGGCTTTCTTCTTTGAACCCTCCTTGGTGAGCAGTGGGAATTCCTTCAGCGGATTCTCGGCCAAGGCGGGGAAGTTCATCTTCGGCGTGATGTCCGTGACATCGAACTTCGAGGTCTCCACATCGGTCATCAGGGCATCGAATGCCGAGGACAGACGGGGGTCGAAGTACGAACTGAAGACTAAGTGACGAGTCAGGTTCGCAAGCTCGTTGTCATCCTTCGGGAACTGGAAGCCGATGTACTCACGCTTATTGACCCAGTTGGGGGCAAACAAAATGAGGGCGGCGAACTTGTCGTTTTCGGTGCCGAAGAGTTCTTTCTTGATCGATGCGTAGGACGCCTGAGAATACTCATCCCATTCGGTATCACCGATTTTGTGGGAGATCATGTCGCCGATTTCCTCACCACCAAAGGTGCGGACAAGGCAACCATAGAGCAGGGCGGTCGGGAAGTCTTGCCCCTTCTTGTCGGCAACGGATGGGGGGACGATGTAGATGCGACCGATGGCAATGTTCTGACGAAAGCCCTTGTAGAAAACTTCGAAACTCTGCACATTACCCGTGGAGCGAGCTTCCTTCTCACCAGCTTTGATAGCTTCGACAGTTTTGCTCAGCAATCCGTCATTGACCATGAAGGACTGGAACGATTTAAGAGCTACGGTGTTTCCACTTTGTGCCATGTTACTTTCCTCCTGCCGAAACTGACATCGCAGCGACAGCATTCTTTTCATTTACGTGAGGACACTCACCATAGTGTCCCTTAGCGCAATTGCAATTCCAGCAGAGTAGTCTATACTCCTCGGGAAAATTGTTATCGATAATGTACTTATACAACATGGGTCCGATTGCGCCACTTCCGAGGTTTCTACGGTGTTCCGCACCGTCGTTGTTGACATGATCTATCGTCAAAAACTCAAATCTCGATTCATCACACCCACCTTCGCACTGGCATTTTCCGCCATAGCCAGCGATCACACGCTGTTTTTGATTGACCCTAAACCGTTTGTTTATCTTACGGTCTTGCTGCCGATGCAGCTCACACAGGCTTTTACCGAGCAATGCTGGATTGGAGCACTTACCACATAATCCAGCGGCTCGGCGGGAATCTCGACGTTCTTTAGCTTGCTCAGTGGTGCCCACAGTTCCCCTTCTGTTGCGTCGTTACTTCTGTTTGTTTGTGCCGATGTTTTCCGCTTCCTTGCGGATGCGGAGTTCGTTCATTTCGATCTGGCTACGGAACTGCTTGACGTAGCTGGTAACCGTGTGTTCATCCCAGCCCATGGCACGGAGGGCTGCAACGCCCATCTGCATCCACTGGCTTGCAACAAACTGGAACTTCTCGCCGTCGAAGTTAATGAAGTCACGCTTCGCTTGGTTGTCCATCTCAATGATCTGACGACCGAGTTCACGAACGCCCTTCAGTTGCTCGCTGAGACTCTTGATGGCGATGTTAGCGTCCATCCCTTTAATACCCGAATTCGGTTTATCCAGATGCTCGTTCATGCCATCCAGAATCGCCGCCATTTCGAGGGCAATGAGTTTGCTGAGTTCCGCCTGACTTACATTCGGGTCTTCAATCTTTGTCCGAATCTCCGTCAGCTTGGAACTTTCGACACGCTTGCCCGGTTTCTTGTCTTCTGCCGCCGAGTTGTACTTTCCCTCTAAATCAACTACCAGTTCTGCACGCTCAATGTTTTCACTCATTACTCTATGTCTCCTAGCTCAAACGAGCTACCTATCTGCACGTCTTGACGTGCGGGAGGATTCATATCGATGTCGGCCATCTTCGTGTCGCCCGGACGCCCACTATTCGGCATCAAGTCAAACTCAGCAAGAATTGTACGTCCATCCTCTGGCGCACCCTCCCCGACCTTGTGGTTGGACGCCGTTTTGTCCATACCGGGGAAGCTCAAGAGAGTTCCGCCAGTGAGACCGCAGTGCATCCCCTTGCGATACGTGCAAGAGCCGCACTTGTGTGCCCCGATAATTGGGTTGTGATCGGCAAGCTTGTTCTTGAGGAACGTGCAGTCGATCTGCGATAGCGCAACCTTGATCGGCTTCTTCTTCAGGCTGGCGATGAACTCTTTCACTGCCTTGCTTGCCTGAGCGGTGCCGAACTTCGCTGCCGCCTGCTTGTAAATCTTCTCCATCGAGTGACCCTTCTTGTGATACCGCTCGATGACGCTGGCATCAAGTTCAGGTGCAGCCGCACGGTGTGCGTGACGTACCTGATCGGGGTTGCTCTCGTGGAACCCTGCGTGTGGAACACGGGAGGCATAGTTAGCGTTCGCCGTCACCTTGTGTTTCTGTACCACTGCCGAGTGTGTGGCACAGGATGCACACTTCGCACCCGCCACAAAATTCTGGTTATGCATACCGGCCTTTGCGAGGAACTCCGCATCAGCCTTTGCCAGAACGATCTGTCCGTTCACGTTCGGCCGCAAGCTGCCTACGAACTCACGTACCGCCTTGCCCGCCGCAAACGCACCGTACCGCTTTTCAGCCGCACGAGCGATAACCGCCAGTGAGTGACCCTTCTCATGCAACGCAGCAATGTGCGAAGAATCGAAATCAGTCGCGATCACGCGACCCACACGCTTTGCCTGCGCTTCCACGCCGCCGAGACTCGGGTGACGGGAAACGGAGGAGCTTGTCTTCGGAGCAATGGGCATGGAACCGACCTTGGTGCCGTCGTTGCCATTGGCGATCTGAACCAATGCTGCCCGCTTCTGCTTGTTCGGCACGCCAGCCGTGAGCTTATTCACGATGGGTGTAAGCTCCTTGGTGGTCGCTACCACTGGTAAGTGATAGACACCGCAGGACTTAACGTTGCCGTTCTTCGAGAAATACTGGCATCCTTCGCACGCGCTGATCTGCTTTACGGATGCCGCTCGGGGCTTAATGCCGGCCTTGTCCCACGCCGTCTTCTGCGCTACGCAGCCGTTGCTCGAACTGCCGTGCTTCTCTCGTTCATAAGTCGGGGAATTCTTGTCCATGTAGGTGTTGGGTTCGAGGAACGCCATGCCTACCAGTCCTGCGTTCTCTTGCAGGTATTGAGTCGCCATCTGGTGGTTGAACAACTCGATCTCAGCCAGCTTCTTCAGCTTTGCGGCGATCTTTGACGGTGCCATACCCTGATTGAGCAGGCTGTGGACGTAAGTCAAAACCTGTGCGTCCGACACGTTCTTCTTCTCGACCTTGCCTGTGGAGGCTGCCGATTCCAGTGTTTCCGTTACTTCGGCGAACAGCGAGTCATCGTCGCCCAGCTTCCCACTGTAGTCTTCCTGATGCTGGGTTGCCTGTACACGCCAATTGGCGCTTGAGCCTTTTACACTGCTACCTTCGAATACATCCGTGCCGTCCTTTGCAGCCATGCGCTCAAGATGCGTACCGCGAGCCCGTTCAAGACTATCCCGCTGAGCATTCTTCTCGGCTGAACCAGTGCGACCCGGCCACAGTGGGGTGTGCCTGCTGGCGCTCTCAGCGATGTCGTCCATGAACTCATCATCGATGTACTGGTGAGAACGATCCAATTGTTCTTCACCTGAGTCCTGTGCGTCCTTCAAGCCGAGGTCCTTCCATGCGGGCTCGCGGTCATCCAAGAATGCGTCAACGATGCTAGTGTACGGTTTCTTTTCTTCTGCCATAGGTTTATGCCGCAGCCGAAGCTGCTTTCCCCTTCTTTGCATTTGAAATCGCCATCTTCCATTCCGTAGATAATGCTCCACGTTTTCCAACACGAAGACGATTCCGATTTGCTATCCGCTGTGCTTGTGCTGCCCTACGTTCGGGAGTCCATGCAGCCCGCATCGCTGCTTTCATTGCGGCTTCCACTTCTTCGGCGGGTTTAACCGCAACTATTTTTTTCGGTCGATGATGCCCAAGAGCTAGGTTTTTCAACTGTTGCGCTGTGACAGGTCTTCCTTTACGCTGCTCACTCCAAAGCTGTCTTGTTCTTTCCGAAATAATCCGGCCCACAGTTCCCTCACCGCCCAGCGTCATGTTGTAGCCGTTCTCAACTTTATGACTTTGATGGAGAACGATGAAAAAGGTCTCCATCTTGGAGAGTTCATCAGCGGTCTTGGCACGATAAATCACTTCGACCTTGAAGGCATCCGAGCCGTACTTGCGAATAGTGCGGCATAGGTAACGATCCCCACCCCGTCTCGCTTCGCGAACGTGCTGTTGAAAACGAGCGTCTGCCTCATCTCCGACATATTTGCCGATGTAGACCCCACCGTTGATTCGATTTGTGAGCTTGTAAATCAGCATGTTAGAACTCGATATCGTCAAAAGCACCCATAAAACCCATAGGGTCGTTTTTAGGGGCGGCGGCGATTGACTCTCCATTGTCTACCTCATCGCCAACTAGCTTTATGATACTGTTTCCTTTTACTTTCCAAAAATCCCGAGTGCTCGGTGATTCATATATATTGCCAGCTATCCGTTCAAGTCCCATGCTGGCGATCTTTTGCTTGAGGGCGGGGGGTACGGGGGTGCTGGAAATGAAGTGATTAACCGTGAAAACGCTGGAATCAGCGGATTTTTGAGCCCCTAATCCGAAAGTTGTCGCCGCACGAAGCTTGCCCATGTTGTTACCCTCTGAAGTAGCATCCGATAGTTGATTTTCGGGAAACAAACCGCTTTTCTGACTTTCAGTTCCTATAGCAAGGAGCTTCCATGCAAACTATTTCCAACCAGATTCTCAAAACGAACCTCGCCGCCGCAGATGGGGCATGGCGTAACGTCTCGAATTTCGTGGCCTCCTCGATCCACATTTTTGCCCAGACATCCGCTGGATTGCCTGTCGCGCTTTCTGGCACTATCACCATCGAAGTCAGCAACGACCCTAATGTCAACATCGACAACCTTGCCACTCAGATTGCCGCTCCTTCAGCCCCAGTTCTCACCGCATTTACCCCCACGAGCGCAGGGCACGGACAGACTTCTAGCGCAGGCGGCGGGAATCAGGCGTTCGCCTATCCCGCCGCCACTTACGGGGTAAAGCTGACCTACGTCAACCTTAAAGGTGAGACGGTCGCCAGCACGCCAACATCGCTTGCCGTCGCCGCAGGAAACACTCTTCAGATCGGCGCTCCCGGTCCAGACACGGGCGGGTACGCTACAGGCTACAACGTGTACGTCAGCGTCAACGGCGGACTATATATCCTTCAGAATCCACCGTTTAACTCGGGCAATACGTTCGGCAACCTCGAAGTCGCCAACGGCCCGCTCAACATCAACACCACGTTCACCCTGTACGCATGGCAGAACAGCGGAATTCAACCACCAGCTACGAACACCACGGGCACCCCGAACGTCGGGGCAAACATCAGCGGTAACCTCAATGCGGCACCATCGGCAGGTCAGCCAGACAACGAGGCGGCAATCGCATACGACACAGCTACGGGGGTGTATTCAGGTGCAGCGACAATGGTCATGTGGGCACCGTCTTGCCTCTATTTTAACTGGGTTCGTGTTCGTGTGACGGGTCAAACACCGGGCAACGTACTTCAAGCTTACCTTTTTGGGCAAAATGGTTAGGTCAGGAAACTTTGTTGTAATTAAACGACTTTCATACCCTCCTTTGAGTATTAACCCACTGGGGGTTTCATGTACATCTATCTCATCGTCAACCATGTAACGGGGAAGTATTACATCGGGCAACACAAGGGCAACAACCTGAGGAATTATTTCCAACGCAAATTTTCTGATGCTAGGCACGATAAAGGAAGTTCTCATCTTTTCCGTTCCATGCGTAAACATCCGCTTCCCTGTGATTGGTCCACACACGCCCTCCTCTCCGATGTCCAGACTAAATCCGAGCTTGACGCCTATGAACGCGATTTCATCGTCTTCCTCCATTCTCAAGACCCCGAGTATGGTTACAACATTTGTCGAGGCGGCGAAGGGTTTACAGGACCGCATTCGGAATCTGCTCGACTAAAAGTGGGAGAAGCCTCCAGAAAAAGATGGGCTAATCCCGACTACAAGAAGACGGCTATCGAATCCATGAAAAAAGTAGGAGGCGAATGCCGCGCTATCGGCGGAAGAGCGGGCGGGCGACAAGCGGTCGTGAGCGGGCAACTAGATAGTGTTCGAGTTGCCGCCAGAGAAGGTTTGATAGATTGGAGAAACGAGCACCCCAAAGAGGTGCTGACTAATTGCCGTAAAGGGGGACAGACGAATGTGGAAAGCGGTCACATGGACCGTATGCGTGCCAAAGCTGACCTCGCCGCTGGTGGACGCACCGCTGGACGAATGGCGGCTGAAAACGGCACCCTCGCCAAGGCTATTTGTAAACGTTGGAATATCAACCGTGGCAAGCCTTGCGTTTGCGGAACGCACCTACCAAAACCTTTAGTATAACCGCCCTAAGAGATGGACGCCTACAGCGCCCACGCACCAAACGACGCCCGACATGATCGGGCTGGGGATGGAGAACGTGCCACACCGTGCGTCAGTGAAACAAGTAAGCTGACCTGCCAGACTTAAAGACATCTGGTGATAGTGAGCGGAGAAGGGCAGGGGCGAGCGTTCGCCATTCCAAAATTTAATCACCTACTCAAACCTAAGTATACCCGTCATCTATGTAACCCGGCTCTTGCTGGGTTTGCGGGCATGGCCGCTCGCCGGGACCGTCATGACGGTTTTGGCACCTTGCGTGGGCTGCGGCTGGCGGGCATTAAGTCGCAGCCCTTTATACTCTCGCAGCCAAGCCTTCTCCCACAGCGATATACTCATCCCCACAATATATGGCAGCCGCCAACCGATGGTAGCCGTCAAACATTGAGCCGCTGGCTTTCAGGGTGATGGGGGTAGCCGCCTCACGATGCTTCACGAAATAGGCGATCCTGTAGAC